ATGGCTATAATTTAACAAATGGTGGTAATGCTTTTACTGATGTAAAAGGACAATTTTGTTGGAGAGAAGAACTCCCTATGCCACCAAAGTTTTCAAAACCTCAACCGAAAAGTGACTATACAAAACAGTTGATTTCTGAACGGTTAAAATCAGCTCTTGATAATGAAGAACATCGGGAGAAAATGATGAAACTAACACAGAAACAACATTTGACAAAAAAATATGACCTATTCAAAGATGTAGTAATAGTAGACGACGATATTGATAGTTACATTCGGGTTATCAAAAATAATACGAATAACACTGAATATATCCGTATCGTCATTGATAACAAACGAACAAATTTTGTAGGAAAACACGAACCAATAGATAAAATAAAAGAACGAGCGAAAAAATTTATATTAGATTTAAAAGAGTGGCCACGTAGCCAAATTGACGGGAATTTCTTTAGAGCCCATACTACCACCCCATAATGGAAACATAATGGGGGAACTCGGTTAATTGCCGAACCCAATGGTAAAAAAGTATGGGATTAGACAATCCGCAGCCAAGCTCCTAAGTCCGCTATGATAGGATATGGAGAAGGTTCAGAGACTAGACGGTTACGGGTCTTAAATGAAGGTTTAATCAACCGGATAAGGCACAAGGTATAGTCCGTCCCCTTAGGAGACTTTGGGGGATTTGACAGCATATACGCAGTCAAAAAACAAAGGAGATGAATATGCATGCCCCACAAAATGTGTTGGCAGAAACAGAATTAAGGCATTTAGCAGCGATACCATATCAAGTAATAAGTCCTGCTTCAAACTCACCGATTATCGGTATTTATCAAGACTCTTTATTAGGGTCTTATCGATTTACCCGCCCCAATATCTCATTCACGCCACGTGATGTGATGAATTTACTGATGATGTATTCAAAGGTAGATACGGCGGCACTTCGCGAATTAAGCGAAAATAATAGTGGAAAAATCAAAAATTTCGATGTTCTAAGTCAGATTATGGCTCCCTTAACATTGAAGTTCAAGACGAAACTATTTGACGAAGATGAAGAATATGCAACATCAAACAACGTGTTAGAAATCCGCAATGGAAAGTATATTCGCGGTCAAATTGAGAAGTCTGTATTAGGCTCTTCCACAAAGGGTATTCTTCACAGAACGTTCAACGATTTTGGAAATATGTCCGCTTGTAATTTCATTGATGACCTTCAAAACATCATCACAGAATACATGAAGTCAAGTGCGTTCAGTGTAGGAATTAGTGATTTGGTTGCGAATAGAAAAACACAAGACTCCATTATTCACGAAATCGCAAAACAAAAACAAGAAGTCCAATCCCTCATTGAGAAAGTTCATAAGGGAACATTTGAAAACAATACTTCTCATACAAACAACGCACAATTTGAAACCAGTGTGAATAACATTCTGAATAAGGCAACCGAACAAGCTGGTAAAATCAGTCGTAAATCGCTTTCCAAAGACAACCGTTTCGTCATGATTGTCAACTCTGGTTCAAAGGGTACTCTTATCAACATTTCACAGATGATTTCTTGTTTGGGACAGACTAATGTTGATGGAAAGCGTATTCCCTATGGGTTTGAAAACCGAACTCTTCCACATTTCAATAAGTATGATGATTCTCCAGGTGCTCGTGGTTTCATTGAGAATTCCTATATTTCCGGATTGACAGCACCCGAATTGTTCTTCCATGCGATGGGTGGTCGTATTGGTCTTATTGATACTGCTGTAAAGACTTCTCAGACTGGTTATATCCAAAGAAGATTAATCAAGGGTTTGGAAGATTTAAAAGTAGAATATGATATGACCGTTCGTAATAACAAGGGCAAAATCATCCAATTCGCGTATGGTGACGATGGATTTGAATCTACTAAGGTTGAAAACCAAACAATCCCAATTGTCGGTATGAGTTTGGAAGAAATCTATCTTCATTATGATATTGTAGGTTCTAATGACCAAAAGACAGAAATAAATAAGGTATTCACCAAGGGAGCTGCTACCAGAACCAGAAAGCAGGCAAAAGAAACCAAGGATAAATGTAAAGCATATATTGAAAAGACAATTAAGAATCGCGATGATGTAGTCAAATCTGTTTTCAAGAATAAAAACGATAATGGTGTCAATCTTCCCGTTGCGTTTCAAAATACAATTGCCAATATCCAAGGACAACTTCAATTGAATTCAAATACAACTGTGGATATCACTCCTCTTGAAGCATTTGAGTTGATTGAAGAGTATTTCAACAAGCTTAAATTCGGTTATGTTGCTCCAAGTCCTCTTTTTGAAATCTTGTATTTCTTCTACTTAACACCTAAGGATTTGCTTATTCACAAGAGATTTCATCGCAATGCGTTAGTCATTCTTTTGGAAAATGTCGTATTGAAATACAATCAGGCTATCGTTCATCCAGGAGAAATGGTAGGTGTTATTGCCGGTCAATCAATTGGTGAACCTACTACCCAATTGACACTTAATACTTTCCATTTAAGTGGTGTAGCATCCAAGTCGAATGTAACTCGCGGTGTTCCACGTATTGAAGAAATATTACGACTTACCAAAAACCCTAAGCATCCTTCCTTAACTGTTTACTTGCACCCAGTTGACGAACAAGATCAAGACAAGGCAAATCAATATTCAAATATGTTAGAACATACCAAATTGGTGGATGTAGTAAAATCCGTACAGATTTGTTTCGATCCTAATGATAAATCTACGAATATTATGGATGACGCTACAATGTTAGAAGAGTTCTATGAATTTGAAGAAATGATCGATGAGTGTAATGGTGATAATGATAATGACCCATCTAAATCAAAATGGATTATCCGTATTGAAATGGATACGGAGACTCTGCTTGATAAGAATATTACTATGGATGATATTCACTTTGCTATTACAAATAGTCACGGTGATGAAATATCTTGTGTATATTCTGATTACAATTCAGACAATCTGGTCTTCCGTATCCGCCTTAATGAGAAGATTCTCAAGGGAAAGAAACCATTGAATGGTATTGCTGATACATTAGACCAATCTGATGATATTTACATGCTTCGTATTTTCCAAGACAATTTATTGAATAATATTGTTCTTCGTGGCATAAATGGTGTCACCAATGTGTTACCCAGAAAATTACAAAATTCCGTAGTCAAGGAAGATAGTAACTACGTACACAAGGACATTTGGATTATGGATACAACTGGAAGTAATTTAATGGAAACACTGGCATTGGATTTCATTGACTCCAATAGAACATTTGGTAATGATATTAAGGAAGCATTCAATGTGTTAGGCATTGAAGCCGCCAGACAAATCATCTACAACGAGTTTGTTGAGGTCATGGAGTTTAGTGGTGTCTATATTAACTACCATCATCTCAGTCTTCTTTGTGACCGTATGACATCCACTGAGAATATGGTTTCCATCTTCCGTTCAGGTATTTTGAATGATGATATTGGACCTATTTCCAAATCGACATTTGAAGTTCATACTGAAGTATTGTTGAACGCGTCACGACATGCTGATTTCGACCACATGCGTGGTGTTTCCGCAAATGTGATGATGGGACAAATGGGAGTATTTGGTACTGGATCATTCCAAGTAGTTTTAGATATGGAACAAATGAAGAATGTACCAACTGCCGATGTAATGAAGAAGGATAATGATAAAGAAATAGAAAAAATGTTCGGTTCATTGGAAGATAGCAGTGAAGCGTGTTCTAAGAACAATGTGACAATCAAAAATAATTTAGACGCAATCAAAAATAGTGATATGGGTGTATGTGATGATGGATATGATGCTGGATTTTAAATAATTGAATAAAAATACAAATAAAATAATAGTTTGATAATTATTATTTTTTATGCGTCGACGATTTAGTCGTACAAAGAACCCTGTTAATTATACTTTGATATAATATAGTGATATAAAGTATAGGTATGAGTGTAATTGAATTTATACCGTCTGATAAGAACACTCTTACAGATTATGATGTTACGAATACGTTAGACAATGTTAGCGCCGACTACAGTGCGTTCAGCGCAGTAATTAGGGCAAATAACGTAATGACAACTATTTTGCCAGATACTTTTTCAAGCATTACATATTTTCCATATCCCAGTTATAGGTATCTCACTCCACCATACAATATACACTTTATGCCTTCTAGTGGAACTGAGATTACTGAATCGGATGTTACAAATACGTTATCAAACTATGACGGGTTTTATGAAGCGAAATATTTATTTATTCAAATAGAAACCATAACACAAGCCTCTATGAATTATGCTGAAATTGAAATTTATGATGAAACTGGAGCGAACATTGCTTCGAATCAACCCGCAGTGCAAGATAGCACATACGGTTCATTCGTAGCAAGTAAGGCGAATAATGGTAATACCACAGATTATCAGCATTCAGAATCTGCTACTACAGCACGGTCTTGGTGGGGAGTAAATTTAGGTAGCGATAAAAAAATCGCAGGAATTCGTGTTTATGGACGTGTTAATTCAACTATGGTTACAGGAGGTCAGCATTATACTCGTATCGCCCCCTTCCGTATTTTCCTTTATAAAGATGCTGATTATACTGGTACATTTGCGGATGGCGGTACCGGCCCTCTCGATTACAATGAATACCAATTACACAGTGGTGATGCTACAAAAACCGAAGTTATCAACGGTAATCAACAAGTTTTTTATTACGGTATTAACGCTCGAGTTGGAAGTAAGTCAATTCGAATTACGGATGTTCACTATAGTTTGTCTTCCAATAATGCTATCTTAGATATAGATAAGACATATGCGCTTAAGCTCCCTCCGTATAATATCACGTTTACGCCATCAACTGGAACAGAG